AGCCGCTGGTCTTATCGTTGCGATCAATACCCCACTTATCAGCCCAGGCCGCCACGTCGCCTTTCATCCCTAAAACAGACACAGCCTGTGGGCAGTCATGTGCAATGCCAAATAGATCGAATTGTTTTTTCATTTCGGCAAACTGGTCAGCCTTTTGCCGCCCGCTGAATCCAATAGCAGCAGCACGGATGCGTTCTTCACTAAATGCACGTCCAAGCAGGTATTCTTGCGCGGCCTTGTCATCCCATAGCCATTTTTGGAATAGCTGATGAGCAATCTCAAAAACAGACAGCTTCAGCCGAAACGATGCAATGGCTTTTTCATCCACCTTGCCCCATGCAGGTCGATCAAGACCAACGCGGTCTGCGCACCACTCCACCGTAGTCTTGAAATCCCATCCTCGGTGATGCATGATGAAAGCGACGTGGCGGCCTGGGCTGATAAGTGGGGTATTGATCGCAACGATAAGACCAGCGGCTGGAGTCGAAGCTGGGAGGAAAAGGGGAATATCCACGGATTGATGACGACGCCAGGGATTATTTATGCCCACCAATGGGGCGGGCGGGTGACCTACATGACGCGGCGCAATATGCCAGGGAATGATTTCTTTTTGCGCGAGGATGGAACGAAGAAGCCTTGGAAAAGCCATAATCCGCAACTGTGTTTGATCGGAAACCGCCAGCCATATTTCAATTCGGTTTATAGGCCCGATGCGGATGATGTTGTGATCGTTGAAGGGCCTGCTGACGCTGAGACGTTTGCGATGTGGGGATTGGCGGCTGTGGCTTTATGCGGTGTGAGCGCAGATGATGAGGGCATTCGCGCTTTGCAAGGATTGTTGAAACGCAACAAGCGTTTGTATTTGGCACTCGATGACGATGAGACTGGCAACAAGAGACGCGAAAAAGTTGCCATGGTCTTTGGCGCATTGATCCGCATGGTGGATTGGGCAAGTATGACCAAAAACGGCGACGAGGCTAACGATGGCGAATAGTGACGGTGTGAAGATCGACGCGAACCAACTGCTGCAGAATTGGCGGACGGCGGAGGTGACAGCGGATGAACAGGTCAGCCGTATTCAGGCCTGGCTGACACTTTCAAAGCCGTTGGTTGAGATCCTGGCGATTGAGGCTGGTACAGCGAAGGAGACCGAACGCAAGGACGCGATCAAAAAGGTGATCGACCTGGCTCGAACGCTGCCAGAGGATGATCGTGAGTATTATGCGCGCCGCCTGGCGAAGGCGTTGAAGATGGGACTGTCCGAATGGCGCAGCCTGGTGAAGCCACCCAAAAGCGCGCGCGAAGCGGACCGTGAGGATGAAGCGATTCGCACGACTGGTGGATGGATCAATCATCATTTGGTTGAGTTGTTTTATGACGCTGAAAAGGCGCGATTTCTGATGGCCGTGAGGTATCCAGATGGGCGTGTGAGTGACCTGATGGATCGGGCCATCATCGATGGCAAGGATTACAAACCGATCTCTCTGGCAGATCCGCGCGCTGACGCTGCAGCTGGGAAGAACCTGGTGTTTTTGCCAAGCACGCTGGGCGAACAAATGAGCGAGGAAGATCTGCTTGCGTTGACCCATGCTCATATTCATAAGTATTTCGATTTTGGCGCGGACCGTTTCTTCGAGGCATTCACTCCGAACTATATCCCGTTCACTTATACCTACGATGCTTTCAGCGAGGTTTCCTACCTGCGCGCGAAGGGCGATTACGGCACGGGCAAGACGCGCTTCATCAAAACAGTGGGGAAGATCTGTTACCGAGCAACCTACATCAGCGGTGGAACATCGCCTGCAGCAATCTATAACCTCTTGGATGATTGGCGCGGCAGCCTGGTATTGAACGAGGGCGATTTTACGCAATCCGATGACAGCTCCATCATTGCCAAGGTTTTGAACGGCGGCACGGAGCGGGACGAATTTATCGGGCGCATGGCGAAGAACGGCAACGGAGATATGTATATCAAAACGTACAACATCTTCGGACCGAAGATCATTGCCACGCGACGCGATTTCGATGACCGCGCCATTGAGAGCCGCTGTGTGACGATGGACATGGTTCCGTTTCCGCCAAGACCCGATATTCCGTTTTCATCCCCGCCGATCAAGGACAAGGAAGAGATGGAACTGCGCAACCTGTGGACGACGTATCGCATGTATCACGCGCAGGAGCGCATCACGATCGATGAGGGCCTGGCTGACCGCAGCATCGAGCCGCGTTTGAATCAGATCATCATGCCGCTGTTGATGACGATCACCAGTCCGAAGGTGCGCGAATCGATCAAGGGATTTATCCAGGAACACAACAGCCGCACGAAAGAGGATCGTTATAAGAGCAAGACCGCGCGCGTTGTGGAAGGCTTGATGATTGCGAATTCGTGGGGTCCTGCGAGCGACCATCCATCCGACGAGAACCGTGTGTATTTGAAAGAGGTGACGAAGGCTGCCAACATGCGGATCGATGAAATGAAACGCGAGATGGATGAAGGCGATGATGATGACGAAACCTTTGTCGGCAAGGATGGAAAGCAAGTGAAGAAAAAAGCAAAAATGACGAGCCGAGGCGTTTCGTACATCCTTGAAAATTTTTGCCAAATTGCGACCAGCCGAACGTCGGATGGCAATGACGGCCTGCGAGGGACGATGGAGGTTGTTTGGGATGAACTGCGGGTCAAGGCTCTGTGCGCGCGGTATGGGGTGCAATGGCTGGAACGCGGCTCCATGGAACGCCCTGCGGAGATCATTGTCGATTTCAAGAAACCCCTGGGCGAGGAAGAGCGAAAGCGGTGGTACGGGAGCAAGGGCGGCAGCCGTGGGAAGGGAACAGGGGTGGAAGATGAATAATATGGCCCACCCGACCCCCATCGGCCTTCGGCCACTTCCCCCAAATGGCAAAAACCGCCATTTATGGGAAGAAATTGGAAAGATTTGTGAAGGTGTGAAGCAAATTTGCTGCTGCTGGGTAAATAAAAATATTTTTTTCACTTCCTGCCGAGGTGAAAACGATCTTCACACCTTCACAAACGTGTTTTCTGGCGGCGCTCTGGTTTGCGGTGCGACTGAAAAACGCGAAAAAATGCCGTTTTTTGCTCAAAAAACAGCATTTGTGAATAACTGTGAAATATATATATATGCAGTAGTGTTGTTGTTAGAAAATTTGTTCTTGAATTGGGGTGTTTTGTGAAGGTCGATTTGCCCCGTTCGTTCACAAGTGAAGGTCGTTCTTCACTTAAAGAGAGGCGTTTATGAGCAATACCCAGTTGGTCAAGACCGTAAATGGGGCCACTTCCCTGCTTGAGAGGGGTATGCAGGGACTCATGGAGGCGTTTGTGGGCGGCGGTGAGCATCCATTCGAGGATGATACGTGGCTTGTGCTTTTTCGATTTCAGAATGGTTTTCAGGCGTCGGTTGTGCAGGGGCCGTTTACCAGGGGAATTGAGATCGGCGTGATGATGCATGACATTGCGCTGGTTGAGGTCCTGGACTGCCTGAGCGGTGATGAGGTTATCCCTGCATTGTTTGAGATCATGGAAAGGACGGTGGTGTGATGCGTTGGGTGTGGTTTTCAATAATTGCTGCAGTGTTTTTTGGGGCCGCCTGGAGCGCAAAGGATGCAGGCTGGGTTGTGGTTTCCTCTGTTTTGGGTTTGGTGATGATCGTTTTTTTTGTGGCCTCCCTGGCTGAGTTCCTGACTCGTTATGGCGAGATCCACTCTGTCATTTACCAGCGGAATCAACAGGCAAGATACACAACGTCGGTGGTGATGATCGCCGAGGCTATTCGCAGCCTGCATCCTGAAAGCGCAAAGATGCTGAACCGTTTTACGGCGCGCGCGGTTTGGGATGTGAAGATCGATATGGATAAGCGTGAGCGGGACGTGATGCTGCGCGGTACGAATATCCACCTGGGGTTCGTGGAATTCGTTTTGAATAATTCTGCGAATGGGAAGTTGTACCCGCGTTGGAAATTTTCGGAAGGGTCGTTTGAGTGGGACCCGTATAAGCAGGTGACTGACAGGGCGCAGCATGATGAGTTTGAGTTGTGGCTGTCTTCGAGGTTGATTGTGGTGCGTGCATACGATAATGCGCCAGCTGTCATATTGCCACCGTGGACGCCCGAGTTGATCAAAGAGGCGATGGGCATCGTGGATCATATCGAGTTTTATACGCCACGATCGAAGACTGTAGTGAATCCGCTGCCAGGGCAAAGTTCTGCACCTGCGGCGAGAGTCGAAAAAACGCAAGAGGAGAGGCCGTTGACGGATGAGGATATGGAGACCATTCACGCATTAGAGATCGAACGAGAGCAATTGTCAGTAAGAGACTATATGAAAAAACTTGGAAGAACTGTTCAATAAAAAGGAGAATGAAATGACTATCAAACTTGGTGTAGATATGGGTATGAGTGCGTTGAAGGTGGTTGGTGTGAAGGGCAATGTGCAATTTCCGTCGCTGGCGGCATTGATCGGCGCGATGAGCGTGACTGCTCCAGGCATGGGCCGCAAGCAGAAACGTCCGCTGGTGATCCGTGGTGAGAAGACTGGCGAATTATTCGTGGGCCACGGGGCGCATAAGTGGGGCATCCCGTTGGAGAATTTTGATTATTCGCGTTTGGCGGGTGTCACTCCTGAAATGCGGGCGATCCTTTATGGGGCGCTGACGGAATATCAGAATAAGTTTGGGCGGTTCGAAGAGCCTGTGGAGGTTGTGCTGGGGCTACCGATCCAAATGATGACAGGCGCGAATAAGGATGAATACGAGAAGCAGGTAAAGGGGTGGGTGGGCGGCGCTCATTCCTGGAATGCCAACGATGATGAGCATGAGGTCATCATCAGCCGCGTGGCATTGCTGCCCCAGGCGACTGGCGCAGTGATCGATTACGCCTTTGACATGGATGGGAAGGCGATCTCTGCAGAGAACAATAAGGCGTTGACGCAGGAATGCGCAACGATGTGGATCGGGTCAAATACGGTGGAGCTGCAGGTAACCAAACGTGAGGAGGAGACGAAGCGTTTCAACGGTGGGGCTCCGCTGGGTGTGAAGTGGCTGCATAACCAGGTTGATCCTGATGGGGTGTGGAAATTCGGCGAGTTCGATGAGATGCTGCGCTCCAACGATCTGCCTGATGGAATGGATGTGAAGCCTTTCCTGGGGCCGTGGTCTACGGAGATCATCGGTTTTACGAATCGCAAGTGGACACAGGGCTTTCAACGTTTTTATCGTGTGTTCGTGGGCGGCGGCGGCAGTTTGCTGGTGCGCGATGAAATGCGCGCGCATTTCAAGGACAAGGTCGTTTTTCCGAAGGACCCGATCTTCAGCATTGCGAACGGTTTGTATAAGGCTTCGCTGCGCGGAGGAAAATAATGGCCCCGAAGAAACGTGATCTGCCCAGTGAACGCATCCGCCTGGATGGGTATCTTCAAATGCCGATCACAGATCCGCGTGAGCAAAAGTTTTGGGATTGGTATCTTGAGAATAGAGCGCACAGACGGGCATTCACGATGGCGAAGTTATTGATCATTGCGGCGTTGCACGGCGAAATGGGAACGCAGGTGCAGGAGGCTTTACAGAGCGGCGATACCGAAGAAGCCCAATCTGCGCTGGATGATCTGCTTGGCGCGTTCATGACGTGATCTTAACCGCCAACATGGGATGATTTGATCTTAACCGCCAATATCAAACTCCCCCACCCCATCATGATTTTGGATGCGTTGTGTGTGTGCGCTCGGTGTATGCAACAGAATGGACATCCACTCATGATGGGGGAGGGGAGCGAAGAAAATAAGTTTTATAAAAAAGAGGTGCGTGATGAGCGATGAGATCGTAGTATTCAACGATGTGAATCCATACACAGGTATGCGGGCCTTGTTGGTCAAACGCGCAGGCGGGCCTGTGGATTTGGGTAAGTGGATGGAGATCGTGCCCGAGTCGATGCGCGGACGCGCCGTATGGGATCAGTGGGAAATGGAGCAGGGTCTGTTTACCTGGCACCATCTACGCATGGACTGGGAGACGCGCGAATTTATCCGCTTTGAAGGGACTGATTCGCGCCTGGCTGCCATCGAGGGGTGGAAGCCAAAGGTAACCGTAAAGGATTCCACCGATATCCCTGCTGTGGCGTGGCAATTGGACCGCGGTGACCGTTTGAGTGGAGCGATCCATTCTGCGGCGGAGTTGTATTGGGGCGCGATTTCAAGATTTCCAAAACTGGCGTTGGTGCGGTCTCTGCCACAGGGCGCGCCAGAAACAATGTCTGTGGGCGATGGCGCACAGATCCGTATTTTGTGCCAGGCGTGGGTCTGGCGCAATACGGTCATCGTTTTATAGATGGAGGCTGTTATGAAGATGCAACCGCTGTTATGCAAAAATGGACATCGCCTGGGTTATATTTGCTGGAATGGGAAAAAGGTTCCGCAGCTCATGATTTATCGTGAAGCTGTTGAGGCGGCTGCAGAGTGCCCTGCGGATGTGCTCGGACCTGTCACGGGAGAAATGAATATCCCGTGCAGTATTTGTCAGGAGGTGCGGGTGTGGGGTGTGAGCGTGAATGTGATGTTGTATTTGACCGAGGCCATGCCTGACAAGATGCTGTTTGAGTTTTGGCAGGAACTGTTGGCACGCGCGAAAACAGAGAAGCAGGTTGAAGAAGGAGATGCCTATGTCCAAGTTGATGGATGAGGTTCAACGGGCTTTGCGAACTCAGGGCTATGCGTTGAAGTCTGAGCGGCAATATATGAGTTGGATTCGGCGTTATGTGCGGCATTATCTGCCGAAGCATCCGCGCGAAACGGGTGGGGATGGTGTGCGTGAGTTTGTCACACATTTGGCGGTTGATCAGCGCATCTCCCCCACTACTCAGGGTCAGTGCCTGGCGGCGTTGAAGTTTTTATATAAGACGCTGAATGTTGAAATCGGCGATGTGGATGTTGTGCGGGCAAAGAAGGATAAGCATTTGCCCACGGTGCTGAGTGAGGATGATGTTTTCCGTCTCCTCGAAAATTTAGATGGTGTTTACAAGATCATGGGCGAGATGATCTATGGCGGTGGTCTGCGGTTGATGGAGTGTTTGCGTCTGCGGGTGAAGGATTTGGATCTTGATAATTTATCCGTCACTCTGCGCGACACAAAGAGCAACAGAGACCGCGTGACATGCCTGCCCGCTTCGGTTGTGCCGATGCTGAAATTGCATTTGGAAAAGGTAAAGGCTTTGCATAATGAGGATCTGGCGCGTGGTTTAGGAATGGTAGAAATGCCATATGCGTTTGATCGTAAATCTCCCAATGCTGGGCTGGAGTGGGGCTGGCAATATGTATTCCCTGCGGCGGGGTTATCGAAAGATCCATATACTGGCAGAACTGGCAGACATCATATTTTTGAAACGAGTTTGCAGCGGGCAGTAAAGTCAGCGGCGAAGGCGGCGAAGATTGTGAAGCCTGTGGGTGTGCATACGTTACGTCACTGTTTTGCGACACATCTATATCGCGCAGGAACAGATATTCGGACTATTCAGGAGTTGCTTGGACATTCAAAACTGGAAACTACGATGATTTATGTGCATTTAGAGGGCGGCGCGGCGGTTCGTTCGCCGTTGGATCGGTTGTCTGCGGGTTCGGTTATACGGCGCGCAGTTGTAGAATCATGAGTTAGCCGCCTATCTTGCATGGTGAAAGTTATGAATGTCTTAGTAGGTTTCGAGCAATCTCAAGAAGTTACAGCCGCCTTCATTGCGAATGGTCACAATGCAATGAGTTGCGATTTATATTACCCTGGCGAAAAAGGCTTGCCACATTACCAGGGTGATATTTTCGACTTGTTGAATAAACGATGGGATTTGATTATCCTTCATCCACCCTGTACTTACACGGCTTTATGTGGCAATCGCTGGTATTGGAATAGTCCACTCAGGCAGGAAGGTATTGATCTGTGCGTCCGTGCGTGGAATGAAGCCCGTAAATGTTCTGATAGGGTAGCACTTGAACAGCCTAAAACAATCATGCAAAGATACATCGGTAAACGATCTCAGGTAATCCACCCATTCCAATTTGGGCACGGAGAAACAAAAGAAACTTGGTTATGGCTTCATGGTCTGCCGTTTCTTATTCCCACAAACGAAGTTGAAGGGCGCGAACATCGTATTTGGAAAATGACTCCAAGTCCAAACAGGCAGAAAGAACGTTCTAAAACATTTACTGGAATTGCTCAGGCAATGGGTTTTCAGTGGAATTTTGCCTCTTGACAATCTATAGATTAGTAGTAAAATAAATCTATAGATTACAAAAGGAGCATAAAATGACAACTTCACAAATCAAAGGAATGTTACGATTTCACAAGTCAGCGTACAAGGCTTACAAAGCCAGTGGTCAGAAAAGCATGGCAACTCAGGCACGCTCGAAAATGATTGAAATGTATCTTCAACTTCGCAAGGCTCGCAATGCCTAAATCAATCTGGTTTCCTGATGAAGAATTTGAACAACTTGTAGCACTGGCAAAGCAGGCGGGTTTCCGCGTAAGTCGTGGGCGTGGCTCACAATTGCGCCTGTTTGTCATGGCGGCGGCTAACACCGCGTGCACTGGACGGGGCTTACAGCCGCCCGCTAAACAAGTTGAATCCACCGCAGAAGTCAAAACCCCTGCGAAGGTTACTGGTAAACGCCAGCCCCGCCAGTAACGCAAACCGTTGTGCGTTTCATTCGAGAGGTAAAGTAGCATGAAGTTTGTGTCATTGTTCTCTGGTATAGGTGGTTTCGATTTAGCGTTTGAGCGTGCAGGCATGGAGTGTGTTTCAGTCTGCGAGATTGATAAAAACGCTCAGGCTATCTTACGCCGTCACTTTCCGAAGGCTGAATTATTTGATGATGTCCGAAAGGTAGGTATTGCCACACATGGAAGAAAATCAATTGACGTTATTTGCGGGGGATTTCCATGCCAAGACCTCTCCGTTGCAGGAAAGCGGGCGGGTCTTGCTGGAGAGCGGAGCGGACTATGGTTCGAGTTTGCAAGAATTATTGACGAACTTGAGCCGTCATGGGTTGTTATCGAAAATGTCCCTGGGCTTTTATCCAGCGACAAAGGACGGGATTTTGCCATCATCATTCAGTGGTTGGCGCAGCGCGGGTATGGCGTGGTCTGGCGGGTGCTTGACGCTCAGTATTTCGGAGTTCCCCAACGACGCAGACGTGTGTTCCTTGTCGCGAGTTTTAGAAACGGAAGCGCCGCAGAAGTATTATTTGAGCGCGAAAGCGGCACAGGGAATACTAAGCCGAGCGGAGAAGCGGGGGAAGTCTTTGCCTTCTACGCTGGACAAGGTGCTAAGGCAGGTAGCATCGCCTACGGAAATCAATCTCCAACCCTAAAAGCCGCATCATCTGGAACAAATCAAGTCCCAACAATTACTCCGCCTTTACGCGCAAGTGGTGGAGTTACATCATCGCTAACTATGAATAAAAATAATTCAGACCTTGATTTCCTTATTCCAATTGTTGAGCAAAATAATTTCGTTAGCACTCCAAGCATGATTAGCCTTCGAGCAAATCCAGCACAGCCAGTAATAGCACAACCACTCAGGGCTGGTCGCCAATATTCCGATATGGGCGATGGTCAAACAAATGTTTTTCCAACGCATAATGGCGTGCGCCGACTTACTCCAACTGAGTGCGAAAGGTTGCAGGGCTTTCCTGATGGATGGACAGACGGTCAAAGTGATTCGGCTCGTTATCGTCAATTAGGAAACGCCGTCGCTGTTCCAGTGGTTGAGTGGATCGCAAGACGAATCGTAAAGGCAGAAACACGCACAACACTGCCTGCACCCGACAAAGGGGAGTCTGCGCCTCTCAATCTTTTATCTACTCCCGAAGTTGATTCCGACTTAGGGAATGAGTCTACGCCCGCCCTTTGCGGGTAAGGCTTACCGTTAGACCCCTTCGTGAAAGAGGAAGTCATGAACCAAGAAGAAATTTTGAATATGCCCGCAGGTCGTGAAATGGATGTGTTGATCGCTGAATCGTTTGGGCTGATAAAGAATGTTGGTACGCCGCTCGAATTGATTTTGCCTTTTAGCACCAACCTTTTAGCAGCGTGGGAAGTCGCTGAAATTTTGTCGGGCGAATGGGATTTTGCGATTGTGAATAATCAAAACTTTGGCAAATACCCAGACCTGCATTATGGGTTTAGGTTGCAAGCGATTCGCGAAGATAGCCATATAAAAACAATCTTTGCGCTTGGCGAAACAGCCGCGCTTGCAATATGTCGAGCCGCTTTACTGGCAGTCGTTCCCGTCAACGCAGGCGGGGTCTAACAAAGCGTGAACCCGACAAAAACTAGAGTCGGGCAAAATTATCAGGTTCGGCGTTCCCCGTTTTTGCGGGTTACGCAAACCGTTCGGCGGCATCTTGCTAGTCGAAAGAAAAGGAAAACATGGGCTATACAACTTGGAAGTTTAGCAATTTGAGTAATCGGTTCTTGCTTGATTTTTATGCTTGGACTGTGTCGGTCTGGAAACCGCTTCATTTTTGGTCGCTTGAGTGGCATGGAAAAACATGGTTTCAAATTGGACCGCTTGAGTTTATGTATCACCCTCAGCCACAAAGCCGCCGAACACCGCGTGCACTGGACGCGGCTTTGTGGGTCTGCCAAAATTGTGGCGAAGCGTCCGAGTTATCTTCCCAGCGGTGTAGCGTGTGTAACACGCCGCGCCAGTAACGCAAAACCGTTAGCCTGCTTCCTAAAACTGCATTGACAAATATTAGAATCTATGTTCTGGGTCTTGTTAAATTGGTGGAAATGACTTAAAATATATGTACAAATTCGTTTTGCGCAGACCTGACTCGTTTGGGTCCCCTATCGAGATGAGCGCCCGATGTCACTAGTTGACATCGGGCGTTTTTCTTTTCCACCCATCACCCCCCCCCTCTTATCCAAAGCCGAATCTCGTTTCCAAGTTTGCGGGATTCGGCGGCGGAGGGAAGGTGAGGGCAATCAATAAGGAGATTTAGATATGAAAAAGTTATTTGCTGTTGTTTTGCTCGTTGCCGTGATCGCGGCTGTATTCGTTGTGCCCGTTTTCGCGCAGGGCGAGAATCCGCCTCCGACAAGCCCTGTTGAGTTGCCGCTCCAACTTCAGGCGCTGGTTGCGGCTGGGATTGGCTTCCTGGTGACGGCAGGGTTGAAGTCGCTTTCTGTGCTGTTGAAGACCGATATCAGCGGCTGGGGTTCGGTCATCACTGGCGGACTGGTGACAGGCGCGGTGTATTTTCTGAATGCGATTCTTTCCGCGGTGCCAGTTGCAGCCCAGACATCAGTTGCAATCGCGCTCACGTTGCTGGTTTCCATCTTGAGCGCTTTCGGCGTTGCTGCGACCGTGAAAAAGTTTCAGCCTGTTGCTGTGAATAAGTAGATTATATGGATGATCCATTCGTCGTGCTTTGGGATCGATATGGCTGGGCTGCGTTCCTCGTGTATTTTGCGGTGCGCGAGTTGTGGCCCTTTTTGCGCGATAAAGTCTGGCCCCAAAGCGCGGCGATTTCCAAACTTGAAAATGAGCGGTTACAAAAAATGGAAGACCGCCAAATTGCATTGCAAGAACGACAGGCAATTGCGGTGGATGAGATGAGCAAAAGCGTGCAGAGCATGGCGTTGGTGATCACGACGAATAACGAGCGGCTATCCACGCTTTTGATCGGATTTGCGCAGCATGCGCAGGAAAGTACGCAAGCGATTGCTTTGATGCGCGAACGTACACACCCCATTCAAATGGATGATGCGCGGCGCAGGATGGGAGATGGCGATGCCTGATGGATTTGGAACAATTCGCGCGGTGACTCAACTGGAGTTGGAAAACTTCGGCAGCGCATTTGATTCGGCTGAGGAAGCAGGTGGCGGAGATCGAATTCCGACGGCTGCGGAGATCCGCGAAAGCGAAATGGCCGCACGCCTGGCATTGAAGGAAAAACTGGATGGCGAAGAATTGCCGTCGTGGGCAGATATCTATCATCGTTTGCTGCAGGCGGGCTGGCGCTGGCGTATCGCTGCATACGCGGCGTGGGCATCCACTCCCAAAACGGGCCGCTGGCCGAAGACACAAGACGAGCTGGCGACAAAAGTTTTGGGGCTGACCTCTGATCGCGTGATCGCCACGTGGAATAAACGCTTCCCCACTTTGCAACAAGTTATTTTCGATCTGTCATCCAATGATCTGATGGATGTGCGTTCGGATGTATTCGCGGCTCTGAAATTTATGGCAATGCAGCGCGATTACAAGGCCAATGCAGATCGGAAGATTTACCTTGAGATGATCGGCGCATATGTGCCTACCTCGAAGCTGGCCGCTGAATTGAAACGACGCGGAATCAGCACGGATGATCTGGCAGATATGACAGACGATGAACTGCGCTTGATCGCTGGAGAAGCTACCTCCACCCTGCAAAACAAATCCGCTCAATCAATCCCCGAAGAGGATGAAGCGTAATGGTTTCGCGCGCGATGTTGACCACCGCACCAGATGAGGCCCAGGCGCACCGTGCAAAGCGGCGTTTGGCGAAGCGGCATTTGATCGATTTTTCGACGTACATGGCCCCGCGTTGGTATAAGGCCGTGCGTCATCATATGCTGATTGCAGGTTACCTCGAACAGGTGGCGCGCTACATCAAGACGGGTGGCAAAGAGGGCATCGGGCGTCTGATGATTTTTTGCCCGCCTCGTTATGGGAAGAGCGTGCAGGTGAGTCAGTTTTTCCCAGCCTGGTTGTTGGGCAACATGCCCGATTGCAGAATCATCCTCGCTTCCTACGGCGCAGAACTGGCTGAGGAAGATTCGCTGATTGTGCGCAATTACGTTTCGAGCAAGCAATACAAGTCGCTTTTTGGAGACAGCACCATTGAGGAATTTCCAGTTTCGCTGAGTGAAGAGCGGGCGGGCCGTGGCAACTGGCGGTTGGCTGATCCGCATCGAGGCGGCGTAAAAGCGGCAGGCGTGGGCGGCGGTATCGTCGGTTTCGGCGCGCACCTGCTCAATATCAATGATCCGTTCAAAGGTCGCAAGGAAGCGAAATCCGAATCCTATCGCAAAGATGTAATGACCTGGTATCGCTCTGAGGCGTATACACGTCTCGAAGAAGGCGGCGCGGTCATCATCACCCACACGCGCTGGGATATGGATGACCTGGCAGGGCAGGAACTTCAGAAGATGGTCAGCGATGAACCCGATGCCGATCAGTGGACTGTTGTGATGCTGCCAGAGATCGCACTGAAGGCGGAGGAATATCCGCAGAACGAAGAACAGTTCAACGAGAATTTACGGCGCGGGATTTTCATTCCAATGAAAGACCAACTTCAGCGTCAGCCTGGCGAGGTGTTGTGGCCTGAGAAATATCCAATTGATGTTGTGCGGCGCAAGCACGCCAATGTTTTGGATTTTGAAGCTGCGGCACAGTTTCAACAGATGCCGCGCCTCGAGCGGGGCGAGATCTTCAACGATAACGATTTTGGTTTTATTGACCGTGCTCCGAGCGGCTTGCAGTGGTTTGCGTATGTTGACCTGGCATTGGGGAAGAGCGAGACCAGCGATTACAACGTTGTCGCTCCTGTGGCGATGGATGCGGACGGTGTGCTTTATATCCGCGATCTTTTGAAGATGCGGGCAATGGAAGAGTTTTTGAAGATGCTCAAAACGTGGATGCTCGATGACAGGGAACAGGGCACGATTTGGGGCATTGAGAATCATAATTTTCAGTCGTTGGTCGTGAAGGATTTTATGACTGACAAGCGGCTGGCACGTGTGGCAGTTGGCGGCGTTGACATTCCATGGTCAGACAAAGTTGAAGGTGCGCGACCGTGGGCCATTCGCGCAAAGCATGGACTGGTGAAATTGGTGCGCGGCTCATGGAATAGTTCGTTCATTCGCACGGCCTCCAGTTTCCCTGGGGCCGCTCATGATGATGAGATCGATACGGTCAGCGGAGGAAATCACATGATCGCTGATGGCGCAGTTGGCACGAATAAGACCGCAAGCAGTGAAGCAATTGTGGTGAGTGCTGAGGAATTTTTTCAGTCAGCTTTCAATTTGTAGAAGGAGCTCAATATGAAAATCGGAAAAGGTAAATCAATCACAGAGTTGGTGAAGGGGAGCATGGATTACACAATGCAGATGATCCGTGATGCGTTTCGGGCGCAGTTTTCTGTGCCTGACCCATCGGGTGGAATGATGCTGTCGTTTTATATCGTTGAGTGCTTTGCGGATTATGTGATCGTGACCGAATGGGGCAGCACAAGCAAATTGAAGACCGATGAGTATTACAAGGTGGCGTATTCGCGGAATGGCGAGGTTGTTACTTTTGTAACCCCTGATGCGTGGGAAATTGTTGAACTGGCATACCAGCCACAGAGCGCCATCACTGAAAGCAAGAGGAAAGGCGGCGCGCGCTTTGAGGAAGCCATTGAGCCTGGCCGCATCGAATTGCTTGAGGCAAAGGACGAAAAGAAGGGGACGCGCCGAATACGAATCAATGAGTTGATCGTGGCGAATGTTGTGAATGGAAATAAACGTCTTTATGAACCCGAGATCGTTGAGGCGATGGTTGCCGATTGGCAAACTCATCTTCACGAATCGGCGGGGCAGGGACGTTTGAAGGTACTGACGGGTGAGGCTGATCATCCAACCGACAAAGGCAAGAAACGCACTGAGTTCCTTGAGACAGTTGTCCGCTGGGACAAACTGGATTGGGACGGTAAGCGGCTCGATATTGAGGGCGATCTTATCCTGACCAGCAAGGGACGCGACGTTGAGATCCTGATGGAGGCTGGCGTTCGACCAGGCGGCAGTATTCGCGGTATTGGCGAAAGCAAAGTTGAAAAGATCAACGGGCAAAAGGTCGAGAAGGTTTTGTGGCTCTCGATGAATGGCGTTGATCTGGTTGGCGATCCGTCATTCAAGAACGTGGCGGAATTACAAGAATCTATCAATCAAAAAAATGGAGATGACATGAACGAATTACTTGAACAATTGAAAAAGTTGCTGGCTGAACAGCCTGAACTTTTCAACCGAGGAATGACCGAAGCGCAGTTGGAAGCCTTGACCGAGAAGCAGTTGAAAAAACTCGATGAATCGCTCCGCACCGCGCTGGGTATCGATGCGAATGCGAACATCATCGAAGCCGTGAAAGGCAACGTTGAGAAGGCACGCCTCTTCGATGAAAGCCAGAATCGCATTGAAGTGGAAGCCGCGATCACCGAAGCCGTCAAGGACCTGCCGTTCGGCAAGGAATTGAATGCAGCCTTTACCGAGTCTGTCAAAGAGGGAACGTTTGGCAGCGCGGAAGATGTGAAGGCATTTGCCGAATCCCAGCGCAAGGTGTTTGGGAAGCTCGCGGCAAGCAGCAAGCTGCGCGGCATGGGCTTCACTGGCAAGACTGGCGTGCAGGTGCTCGGCGATGTGCTGGAGAACGAGACTGACACGCCCAATTTTGCGCGTGTTGCGTTCGAGTTGACCGAAAGCGTCCGCAAGCACGAGATGCGCGCCAAGAGCACGCTGATCTTGCGTGCTGAAAGCCCTGCCGCTGTGATGACCGCGATGCTGTTGGAGAAATTCGATAAGCAATTCCAGCATCAGTTGATGAATGAAGCCCGCATTTTTGAAGAGGCTGAAACCACGAGCGACCTGAACCTGCCGTACTCGGTCAGCCGCGCCGTGATCGCTGAAGCGTATCCGAATTTGGTGGCCGCCAATGTCTTCGATTTCGGCATCATGGAACAATCCCCGATGAATATTTTCTATGAAGC